TCCTGGTTATCGACAGGTGCTTGCTCTGTAATGATGATATTTTGAGGTGTGTAATCAAGAGGAACAAACCCAGGAAATGGAAAATCACACGTTGTAAATACACCATTTGGATCTTCCAATAACAAATTACGATTACCAGTATTTTTTATATCACGATGTTGATAAGTACAACCAGGAACATCAATATCGGGTGGTTCAGTTACAGTAATATAATGATTACTATAAGGTTCTGAAACGTCAGGAATATGTATCTCAGGAATACTAATATCAGGTATTTCCAATTAAATTCCTAAACCTTTAGGTATAGGTAAAGATTTTCCTGTCGTATCAGGTAGTCCTTTGTCTAATAACTTTGGCATAAGACCAGATACATTACCCATAATATCGTTCATAATTTTTGTTTTGAACTGTTCGCTAGTTACATATTTGAATGTAAAGAACCCACCGCCTAAAATTCCTAAAACAAGAATCGTAGTTACGATTGTTAAAGCATCAAGAATTTTTCTAAGCATGATAAAATTTGCGTTACTTAGAGCTATGTCTGTTATGAGCATAGCCGTATTAGTTTTAATTATAGGTTTGACACCACTTTATGTCACTTTAGGAGTAATTAACCGTCAAATGATTAATAAACCTAATTAAATTACAACCTGTAGTTTTCTTCAAGTTTATTAACAATATTTTTTTTTAATCTGTTTTGATTAGATGCCTTATGTCTGCATTTATTAGAACAATATATTTTTCTTTGTTCCATTGTTTTAAAAGAAAAATTACAGACAGGACAAACTTTAACTAAGATTCCTGTAATTGTTGCTTTTTTTCTGTTTCTTCCTCTGCTCTATCAGCTAAAATTGCATTAATAGCTATAACTCTATCCTGACAATTTCTTTGAACTTGAACAGCTTCTTGATAATTTTTTTGTAGTTGTTCTAATTCTTGTTGTAATTCTTCTGTAGTTTTTCTAGGCATTAATATTTTGTTTTACCTAGTGTAACAGCAGCATCTTGAGCAGTAAAGTTTTCTGTTGTCCAAATAGATGTAGTACCATCTTCTTTTTTATAAGCCTTAATAATTTCAAGGTGTTCTACATTGCGTTTAATTTCTGCTTTTTGTTCATCAGTAAGAGAAGACAAAGCAGCAAGGTTATTAATTACAGTTACGCTATCTCCAGCATTAGTAAAGATGGTTGCAATTTCTTCTGTAGTACGTTCAGCCATTTGATTTAAGTGTTTCAACTTCTATTGTAAGCTCTTGTATTGCTTTGACAAGAACTGGTATAAGTTTACCGTAAGAAGCTTCTAAACGATCAGGATTGGTATCCATAACAAGTTTTAGATAATCAGCATCATTTTCTTTTTGTAGTTGTTGGAAGTCTTGTGCTATAAAACCAGCTTCATACGATCCATCTTTTCCATTGCCATCTCTGGTTTGCCATTTAAATTTAACAGGGTTTAAAGATTTTACAAAATCTAAACCAAGATCAAGAGTGTTTATATCTGTCTTATCTCTTCTGTCTGATAGAGAGCTAATAGTTTGTACATTGCAACGTAAGGTAGCAATATTAGAATCACCTAAAGTTATTTCATTAGATACCGTAGCTGAACTGGCTGCTGCATCATGCCCAATCAAAGTATTATTTGAACCAGTGGTAATATCGTTTGTCCCACTGTTTCCAGCCGCGTGACCGATGCAAGTATTACTTGCACCTGATGTAACGTCATAACCCGCACCACGGCCTACTAAAACATTATCTACTGCTGTTGTGGCACTTGCAGCACACCAAGCTCCTACAAATACATTATCTCCTCCAGAGGTATTTTGATAACCACAATAATATCCAATAGCAACATTTCTGTCAGAAGTTGCAGCCCCTGTCATGGCATTATATCCTAAAGCGACACTAAACCTTGCCGTTGTTGCACTTTTTAGTGCATTAAATCCAAGCGATGTATTTCCTACTCCACTAGAAATACTCATTGCTGAGTAAGATCCAACTGCTGTATTTTCTGATGCAGTGTTTGTATATAATGCGTTATAACCAACAGCAACACAATCTGTCTCATCAGTAGCGTTATACAAAGTGTATCTACCTAAAGCAGTGTTTCTATCGCCAGTATCAATTTGTTGACCTGAGTAATTACCAAAGAAAGTATTAGCTACAGAATCACTTGTTAATGCGTTTCCAGCATTTGTACCACCAACGGTGTTCTCGTAAGAATCAGAACTTACACCTCCTCCAGCTGCTGCTTCCCATCCAGCTTCTCCGTTAGCATCTACGGTTAATACATAATTATCTGTAGCAGTAGAATCCTTAATTATAAAATTAAGACCTGGAACTCTAAATTTCGTGATGTTTGTGTCACCTAAAGTTATTTCATTAGATACTGTTGCGGAACTAGCTGCAGCATCATGTCCTATAAGTATATTATTATTACCAGTTGTTAAATCATTGGTTCCTGTAGCAGCAGCGTTATGTCCTAAAATAATATTTTTTGCACCTGACGTAACTTTTGATCCTGCACCCCTACCCCCAAACACATTTTCAGTTCCAGAAGTATTATCATTTCCACAATCATATCCAACAAAAACATTATCACCTCCAGTTGCAACCATACCAGCGTTCATTCCAATAATCACTGAACGATCACTAGAAGCACTAGAACCACCAGCTGAATATCCTATAACGGTAGTTGAACTCCCTGTGATATTTGCACCGTCACCTATTACTACGTTAAATTGTTGATCTGTCATGCTTTGTCCAGCCCTACGACCAAGGCAAGTATTGTTAGTCCCAGTGTCAATAAGTTTGCCAGCCTCATCACCAACAGCAGTGTTAAATCTGCCTGTAGTTACAGCAGCTAAAGAATTAGATCCTACAGCAACACAATAATCTGCTGTTGTGATAGCAGTACCAGCGTTATATCCTATTAAAGTATTATAGGTAGCATTTGTTCCATCAAAACTATCTCCAGCATTTGTACCACCTACTGTGTTGTATTGAGAGTCAGAACTTAAACCACCACCAGATTGAGCAACCCAAGCGTAATCTGAACCGTTCCAACTAAGAACATAACCGCTAGTAGGATCACTTTGATTTAAATGTGCATCAACACTTGCATTAGTATAAGCTGCTGTTTGATCAACCCAGTCAAGATTACCAGAACCATCAGTTTTTAATACTTGGTTTGCATCTCCGTCATCATTTGGAAGGGTAAGAGTATAACTAGCAGCAGCACTATGAGGTGGTGATTTAATTTTTACACCATGAGTATTATTAGAACAATTAAGTTGTACTGCTCCAACATTTCCAGTAGTTGTTCCATCACCCATTATTTCGACAACACCTGTGCCATTAGGGTCAAGCTTGATATTACCGTTAGAAGTACTTGTGGTTATCTCATTAGTTTGTACATCTAAATTAGCTGCTAATTGAGGACTTGAATCAGAAGCCAGATCAGTTGTATTCGTATCTGTAGAGACTAGATCTATAGTTCCATCAGAATCTTGATAGGTTGCGGTAATATTAGTTTCAGTATTTCCTGAGAACATAGCACCAACAATATCTTGTACTTCCTCAGTAGTAAGTTGTGTGTTTGTATCTGTAGAAACTAGATCTATAGTTCCATCGTCATCTTGATAAGTTGCAGTAATATTAGTTTCAGTGTTTCCACTAAACATAGCACCGACAATATCTTGTACTTGTTCTGTTGAAAGCTGTGTATTTGTATCTGTAGAAGCAATAGTAACAGTATCACTTCCAGCAGTAGTTGTTATGGTGACATTACTACCAGCAGCAATATTTAAAGTATCAGTAGTACTATCAGCAACCACATTATCTTGACCTGATACTGCAATAGTAGAAAAGGCATTTTGATTAGCTTCTCCTGAGACACCTGGTATTGCAGCCCATTTAACACCTGTAGCTTCTGAACTGTCAGCAGTTAAAACGTGTGTATTAGTTCCTACTGGTAAGGCTGTAGGATCACCAGAACCATCACCTACTAGTAATTCACCTTTAACATCAAGATCACTATTCATTACTGCACCAGCAGCATTGACAGTAGTAGCATCAGTGACATCAGCACTAGGATCTATAGCGTTTAACTTACTATGATCTGCATCTGTAAATACATTAGAATCTGTTGCTGACTCTACAAGTGTTCTTATCTCAGCAGCAGTTTGATCAGCAGTTGCATTATCCTCTATTGCATTTAATTTATTGTGATCTGCGTCTGTAAATACATTTGAATCTGTTGCAGCTTCAACAGCAGCCCTTATTTCTGCATTAGATTGATCTGCTGTAGCATTTTCTTCTATAGTATCTAGTTTTTGTAAAACCTCTTGTTGAGCAAATAATAACTGATCATTTTGTGTATCCAAATCAGATTCTGTAAGAATACTGGCATCATTAAAATCTACTTTTTTAGAAGATATATTAGTATCTCTTTGAAACTTAATAGCAACACCATTCCCAGGTTCATTACCACTGGTAAATGTTATTTGGGTTGCACTGGTAAATGTGTAGTGTGTGGTTATGGTTTTTAAAACACCACCGACAGTTACATCGACTTCTGCTTCTGATAGATAGGAGAAGGAGATACTGAAAGGACCAGCAGAACCATTACCAGTATGGTTTGTAAAAGATGCAGTAGTGTTAGTAGCCATGATTAGTTAAGTTGGTTAAAACCTTCTAAGATGTCTTCGTTAGCTTCTTTTCTAACGGCAGATTGTTTCTGTTTATATTCTAAGGCACGTTCTGGATTTTTACTTAACCAAACTTTTTTACCAGCCCTTTTGTATTTATTTACAATATCTCTTAATATACCTTCTGCTAAATCTCTATTAGCTTCTTGTGCTTGAACTTCTATATCCATATTATTTTGTTCTATTAATTCACCTCTTACACTTTTCATTAATGCTTGAAAATCTTTTTGTTGTATTCTGTTATGCAAAGCTTTGACCATAGTTTGACCATTAATTTTTACAAAAGCAGTTTCTTCAACTAAATCAAGATGTTCGTCATAAGTTAGTTCTATCCCACTTCCTATAGGTTCGCCACTAGGTAGCCTTCCAATATTTAATTCGTCTGAAGGTTGTGTAATCCTTGCACCTATTTCATCAAGAGTTGTTAAGACTGTATTATTTATACTGCTTGTTTCTTTAATCGGATTAAGAACACTCATAGTATCAGGACCATAACCAGTTGGATATTCAATAATAGAACCAGTTATAAAGTTTCTCATTGGTCGTAAATCACCATAACCAGGAACTGTTGCTTTTATTTCATTATGAAATTTTCTCAACCATATAAAACCATCGTCACCTGCTCTTACTTTTTTATCTAATATTTCTCTATCAGAAGTTACATTTCTTTTAACTGATCTACTTAATGCACTAAAAGGATTTACTGTTGCTGCAAGTCTTCTGGAAACCCATTGCTGCATTCTGTAAGGCTTACCTAGCAAATCAGCAAGCTCAGTTATACCTTGTAAATAAGTTTTATTTGTAATGTTACGACCTAATGCAACAGAAGCAGCAACGCCAAAATCATCACGATCTTGTTTACTTAGACCACCTGTAATAGCTGCTGCATCAGCAGCCATCATCAAGAAAGAAGCCCAAGGATCTAATCTCCTAAAGCTTACATATTCATATCTAGGTTTGCCATCTTTACCCATTCTTACATTGCCATCTTCGTCTTTCAAAAGAAATCTAAAACTATAGGGCTGCCAGCCTGTAGCCCTTTTTTGATTTAGCATGTTGAAATCAGAAGGGCCACCACCGGTAATCGCTAGTTCAGACATTGGATCATTTATTGAATATGCTGTAGCACCTGCTATTAACCATATTGCACCACCCAAATACATTTCACCTCTTGCTTTTGCTGCCACAGATGGATCAGTACTCCTAAGTGCTTGTCTATATTCTTTTAAAGCATAATTAAATCCAGGTGTTCTTCTTACTTGTGCTTTAAATATATTTACTGGTGTCCTTACAAAAGGTAGAAAAATTCGACCAAACGGATGTCGTGACACTCCTTGTATCGCAGCACCCAAACTATCTTCTGGTAAATCAGCAGTAAATGTAGTTTCAGCAGCATATTGCTGTGCTTTTTCGTATAAATCTAAAACAGACTTATCTTTAACATTTGCCATGCTGTTTTTATTAACAATTTCAATAGTTCCATCAAATTGTTGCTGTATGTGTTTTTGTAAATCAGCACCTTGTAAACCTTTTCTCATGCCATCTTCCCAAGCACTTGCTTTTACATAAGCTCTAAAGTTTAGTTGTTTAAAAAATTCATCTTCTGCAAGTAAAAACCTACCTGGCAAACGAACAACAGTACCTAATGTATTAATAATATTTGCTAAGGGTTTATCTCCTTCCATTCTTATTTGAAAACGATCAGCTTCTTGTATCATTGCACCAGGATTAACAATATTATCTTCAATTTGAAATGCTTGTTTTGCTGCTTTTAATGAATCAGTGATAGATGACATTAAGTAATATAATTCTTTACCACCTCTCATAGCTTGCATCGAATCAAATCCTTGCCTCGAAACAGAACCTAATGTGTTTTCTAATGGTCTTGCTAGTGTATTTAAAGCAGTGGACATTATGTTTACAGCGTGTGTTTCTGGGCCAGACAATATTGAGTTTATAAAAATTTCATTTTGTATTTTTACTCCTCTCATGAATCTACTTTCACTAGCCATCTTTTGTAAGGCTTGAGGATTACCTTGTGCAGCTTGTAATTTCTTTGTAATTATTCTTAGTCTTTTCCATGATGCTTTATCACCGTTTTCAGCAGCCTCTATGATTTCTTTAATTGAAAACTCACCTAATGGATCAGTTGGTTCTTTTACTGTTCCTCTAATATCAGTCGCTTGATCTATTGCTTTTTCCGCTGGTGTTCTACCTGCTAAATCATCTATAGAAGCTGCTACATTACCTACTCCACCACCTGCTCTGTTAGCAGCTAATGTTTGTGCTGGTACTGTTTTTAAAGGTTTGTTAAGAGTAATAAGACCATCTAATACTTTTGCTTCTGTAATAAATCGTTCTTTTAATTCTTCAGTTAAACCACTTTTATTACCTGTAGCTAAAGTTTCATCTATAGTTTTTGCTAATGATGCTAAATTAATAGCATTTCTATTCATTAGTTTATTCATAGCTATTAATGTTGCAGGTAAATCTTGCTCTCCTCCTCTGCCATATTTAGCATTAAATTGTCTTGCGTACTCTATAGTTTCTTGTGGTAATTGACTGTTTGCAGAAATAACCATATCTTTGAATGTTCTTTTGTAAGGCCAAGCATTATTAGCATCAAGTTCTTTTAATTTGTCTGCTTCATCAAGAATTAGTTTTTGCACATCAGGATCACCACCACCTGTAAATTTAGGGTTAAATGTTGTTTGTACTTTTGGATCTGCTAAAGCGTCAAGATCTACTTTATTAATATCTAAGGAATTAGCTGGATCAAAATATATTCTTACTTGATGTAGTCTTTTACCTTTACCTGCCTTCTTTCCTCCTTGATGTGTTAAGCCACCAAAACCTTCTCTTTGTAATTCTTCAGTAAAAGAAGAAAACAAGTCTGCTGTAGTATTAGCACTAAGATCATTAGCATTAGAAATTAATTTTATTTCATCATAAATTTGAGCAATACTAGCATTTGAACCAACATTATCTAAAGCTCTATCAATAATATCAACTTCGTCATAAGCATCAACATCAAAAATGTTACGGAGTTGATCTATTCTCTCTGGTGTCGCAGGTGCGTCTAAATCAAAAAACTTTATAGGTTGTTTTTCAGTAACTTTGTAAACAACACCAGTAGGCTTTTTACCTTTTACTCTGTTTTTCTTTCGGTATTTAGCAGCAGTTACTAAATCTTCTGTCACATAAAAACCATCTCCATATAAATTTTCTACAGCTTTTCCAAATTCACCACCTTCTACAAGTTCTATGTCACTAGCAGCACCATGATAAAATTCGTTTTGTCCTCTTGTATCAGGTAAATCAAACTTTACTGATGTTGTATTTTTAGGTGTTACCTTAGTACGTTGTTTATTAAGACCAAGATCTATCATTTCATCGCCAAGATTATCAACGACATTATCTGTCATTAATATTTCATCTCGTCTTGCTAGTCTCTTTATTATCCTTTCATACAACTCAGGTGTTTTTTTGATTGCTTTTAGACCTAGACTAAAAGTAGTAAGGGCTTCACCTGCTACCAATCCACCACTTGCTTGTCTAAAACGTGCTTCAGCTACACCTATTTCTTCTTGTGTTTTAGCTTTTAAAAGATCGCTTATAGATGTTGCTAACCTTGGATGTTTGTCGATCATATTAAACAAGTTTTCCTCATATGGATCTTGCACAACAGCGTCAGTAATAAAACCTGCAAGAGCATTTCTAGCCCAAGCATTATTCATTCCTACTAGCTTTGTACCTTTCAATCCTTTACCAATAACACCAGCAGGTAGCAAGAACTGTGTTATAGCTTGTGGTACTGTATAAGCCCAATCTTCTTTATCACCTTTAATTTCAAGACCTAATGCTTGTAGATCTATAAGTTCATTATTGTCGTATGGATTACCAACAGCATAATCATAAATATCATCTACAAACTCAACAGTCTCATTTACAGCTTTTAAAGGACCAGATAAAGCACCTCTAATAACTTTAGAGCTAGTAGTTTGTTTTATTATCTCTTCATTTTTTTTAAGTTTTTCTCGAAACTTCTTACCAGCTTCTTGTCGTTCATCTCTAAACTTTTTAAGACGAGCTATTGGGTTTGAGTCTGTCATAACTAATTAGTTTTTGGTGCGTATGTACCTGTTTGCTGAAGAAAATCTATAGCCATTTTATACTTAGATCCTCCTTTTAAAAGATTAGGTAATGCTTTGTTTACGGTAGTGCCATTTGAATCTGCCCAATCAGCACCGCCTTTATCAAGATTAGAAACATTACCTGTAAATATAGCTGCATATATTTCTTTAGCACCATGACCAGGTTGTACGCCTCTATCTTTTAAGAAGCTTGCAACTGCAACCATTTGTTCTTCAAAAGTCATATTGGCTTTTATTTTGTATCTTGCTATTTCATAAGGACCAAATTGTATTAGACCTGTGTATCGTTTACCTGTAGCTTTGTCTGTGCTTACTACAGAGGGTCTAAATGATGATTCTTGTGCAATAACTGCTGCTAGAGGTATTGGACTAATACCAAGTTCTTTTGCTGCTTTTACAATAGATTGCACTCGACTGTCGTTACTAAAATTAATTTTTTCTTCCTCCTCTTCTGCATCTAAAGCTTTTTCTCTTTCAATATCTTCTTGTGTGGATTCGGTAAAAACACCTGCTTCTAAATTACTATTAGCATCACCTTCTATATCGTCTAAGTTTTGTTCCTTGTTTTCGTTATTAGGTTGTAAATTGTTGTTGTTATTCAGATTTTTAAAAGGATTAGCTTTGTCTCTAGCTTTTTTAAGATATGTTGCTTTTATCTCTTCTAGCTTTTCAATTTCAGTTAATGGATCAACACCTTTACCTTCTCCTAATACATAACGAGAAGCCTCTAATTTAGCTGCATTAAAAAGATCATTAACAGCAGAAGAGCCTTTGTCGTTTAGTTGTCCTGTAGTACTAATAATAAAATCATTACCACTGAACTCACCTTTAAGTTGGCTATTTAGTTCTGACAGCATCTTATTTAAATTTGTAAAATCCCCATTTTCAGAACCATTGGCTACTCCTAGAAGTTGACTTAATCTAGTTCTGTTTGCTTGAGTCTTAGGAGTTCTTTCGTCTAAGTACCAAGATAAAGCAGCATTAGCAGCATCTGCTTTAGATTCAAATCCATCACTAATAATTCTTGCTTCTAGTTCTGCAGATCTTTCTCTAGTATTCCCATCTAAAGCCACACCAGCATTACCAATCGTTGACGCTTCTAATGGATATTTTTTCTGTAAGTTAGTTATTAGGCTTGCATCACCTGTTTCTGCAAAACTACTAATGGTATTTAATATGTCATCATTTTTTTTTCTTTCTTTTTCTACTTGTCTTCGTTTTTCTTGAGTAAAAGCAAAATCATTTATCTGTTTTTTTAATGTATTGACTTTTCCTTGATAGTCAGGATGAGCAGTAAGGTTTAACTTGCCATCAGCACCATAAGGAAACTGTAACGCAATATCTAAAATATCTTCTGCTCCTTCTATATCACCACCGCCAGAAAGACCAACTGCTTCTGCCTGATCTATAAGAACATTAACAATAGTTTTGTTAAGATCACTTCTATCTTGAGTAACAAGACCTAAATCATTTATGCTTTCTTCAAAGTTAGATATTAGTTGCAAGTCTGTTTCATCATCACTAACTATTAAACCTTTAACTAAAGGGACAGCTAAGTTTTTAAGCTTTTCAAGATTATATTCTTGATGATTTTTAATATGCTCAGATGTTATGTTACCTGTAGCTTCTGCCAATTTTGGTAAAAAATATTTATTTACATAAGTAGGGTTTATATCATTTAACTGGTCAACAACCTTTGATCTTTCTCCTTCTAACCATGTTTGAAATTGTGGTGATTGCAAAGAAAAAGTATTTAGAGATCTGCCATCAACCTGTGTAGTTGAATAACTATTAGACAAAGTACTTGCTAAGTTACTGCCTAAGATCTCTGCTTTAGTTCTTTGATAAGCACGATCAGCAAAAATACTACCACCTATTAATTGTCTGGCTGCATCTTCACCATCAGCTTTTTTTACACCTCTACTTATATCTTTAAAGTTTTTAGCAGCATCTTCTATTGCTAATTCTCTACCTTCTGCTTCTTCTTTCTCTACTTCTTTTTCTAGTCTTGAACCTATAAAACTTTGTATTGCAGGATTTATTGATTGCAATGCTTCTGCTAACTGCTCTATACCACTTTTAGGTTGTACAGTTACAGGTTGTACAAAAGTATCTACAGGTCTGGCAGAGGATTGAAAAGCTGTACTTTGATAACTAGATGTCATGATTAACCTGTAAGTGAAGCGTATGAGCTAAGACCTTGCACCGCAGTATTAAGAAGAACTGATCCTAGTGGTTCGATTTCGTTAAATGCTTGATTTACACTACTCTGTAGTCGATTACGTCTGCTATCTCTCTGTGCTGTCAACCCTTGTATATTTCTACCATATTGTCTTCTTGCTGATTCAAGTGACTGGTTTATAGATTCTCTTGCATTTGCAGCCTGTCGTTCCTGGTCTTGTAATAATACATTAAAAGTAACACCTGCTCTTTCAGATGCCAGTGCAGATCCTCTTGCTTGTAATCCTCTTATAGTTGCTGCTAATTTTTCTTGTTGTTTAGATGCTTGTGTTTCTTTTAACTGTGCTGCCAAACCTTCTTGTTGTGCAGCTAAAGCTTGATCTGCTGATTGGCTTCCTACTACAGCAGCTTGATATGTTTGTTGAGCAGCTGCCTGTGCAGCAGATCTACCTGCTAAACCTGTTGCCAAGTTAAGACCTAAAGATGCAAGAAAAAGGTTACTAGCACCTGCACCTAGCCCAAATAAACCTGTTGCACCTGCAGCAAATACACACATCTATGCTATCCTCAGAAATTCGTAGAATGGTTTACCCTGCATACCGTAATGTTCGTGATATTGAATAAAAGTAAATCCAAGAGACTTTAACCATTTGATAGCAGAATCATTCTCTGCATATACAAAATTATATAGGATTTTGTAATTTTTCAACAGCTTATCTACCCATTTTCGACCTTTTCTTATTAGTTGTATTCGATATTTTTTATTATTAAACAATTCATCAGTAGCAACCATCCATATAACACCACCATCTACCACACCGCAAAGACCTATAGGAGCATCATTATCATCAGCTATTGCCATATTTACCTTACTGCAAATATAAGTAAACTGAAGGGCTTGTAGAGGTTCCTGTCCTGATTGATAAAAGGCTTCTAGCTTATCCATCTCCCTCATGTTTTTAGCAACATGTTTAAGATCTTTTAAATTTGCTTTTCTTAAATGTCCCATTAAGCTCTTCTACTCCTTAAATGAAAGTTAGCTTCATATTCAGCACTTGTTAATATTGTTGGTAAAAATGTATCGTTTTTAATATCAATATCAACTTCCATTGCATTACTCATTATTGGTACTTGAAACATTCCTGTATCTAAATTTATTTGTCCTATCGTTGAAGATTCTAAACCTAAAAAACGACCAGTAAAATTATATGTATTTATATCTCTATGTTTTGGTGTGACTTCTACTTTAAAAGATCCTGTGTTTTCATATTTAAAATAAAAATGTTTTAATTGTAATCTACCACTAAGAATTTCACTAGATTGTGCATCTGGTGCTGCTGTATATTTTTGCTTACAAAGTCTGTAGTGCATTTGATAAGGTTCACCAATAATAACTTTACTATTTCTATAATCTCCTGATGCAGTAATAGTATTTGTTGGGGCAGAATTTAAATGAATACCATTTGCACCACCTGTTATCGTATTGTCTGTTGCTTTTAAATTTGATGTTGCAATTATAGTTCCAGGCTTTAAGGTTTTTGTATTTCCTTGAGTATCAACAAATGTTGAAGTATTTGCTGTTCTTGTAGCCTCATCTCCACCATATATAGATAAGAATTCTTCTGCTTCTGTTAAATGTCTTCCAATAATTTGCATCTCTGTATATAACAGATATGGCAATGTAAATGTTGTTTTATCAGTAGTGCTGTTATAAGCAATAGAAACACCAGTAGTTTCTTCTGATACTTTATGATCTAAATTAAATTTAAAATCAGATTTTGTAGGTTCGATAGTAGTAACACCAAGATCAGTAACTTTTACATTATCTCCACCTTCAATAAATGCAAAAGGTATTTTTTCTATAAAAATCCTCACTTGTGTAGTAGCAGCATTAATACCATCTATTTGTTGTTTGCAAATTAGATATAAATCTGATCCAATAAAATGTATATCTAATATGCGTGTATCTGCTCTTGTGCTTGCAAGATCAGGATGTATAAAATTCGCATCATTTTGTGAGGCTTCATATAAAGTTTTAGCTCCAATTGTATATGTAAACCAAGAACTTAAAACTTTTCTATTATTTTCTCCATATAACCATCTATTAATATAAAGTTTATTTGCATCTGTATCAGTAACAACCACAAGTAAATCTTCACTTGTAGATACTGCAATTTTATACGCACTATCTGGTATTAGTTTTGGTACATGAAGAGTTATATCTGCTGCTTCTGCTATATTAAATCCTTCTTGTACAATATATTCTCTGACTCCAGTAAAATTATTTTTAGTTGTTAAATAATAAATACTACTTCCAAAAGCAACAGGTGCTGCTTTATTACTAGATACAAATTCAGTTGATACGACTAAGTTAGCTGATTTTGGTGTTAAAGAATCAGATGAAGCTGATAAAATAAATTGTGTTTCATCTGAAAATACTATTAATTGTTTACCTACTGTTGCTGTATTTTTTAATATTGATACTTTTGTGTGAGATGCAGATATATCGATTGGGTCATTATCAACAACAGTTGTTACTGTCTCTGGAAAAAAATCAAAAAATTCAGATGTCTTTGAAAGAATTACTTTATCATCTGATAAAAACCCTAATCTATTTCTAAAGAAAAATATATTATTTATTTTATGATTTATAAATGATGGATCAGGTGCTGTTATTCCATCTCCTACAGTTCTTTCACCCCATGCTGGAATTGTATAAACTTCTCCTATTTTGCAATTCTGATTTGTTTGAGGAGATACAGTTGAACTTGCATAAGTAAAAGTAAAACTATTATCATTTACTTTTGTAATGCTATAAATATTAGTAATTAAACTACCAGTTACTCGCCTGACAGATATTTGATCATTAGTAATTAATCCATGATTAGTTTGGGTAACGGTTATTGTCACTCCTGTTGATGAAGAATATGTTAGATCATAAGTTGCTGCTGTTTCTAGAGATTCAATTGTATATTCAGTACCATCAGCCTCAGAAAATCTAAAATCACCATCAGCTTGTTGTATTAAAACATGAGGCATTGTGCCATAGTTAAATTTATATCTCATTGCTGGTTTTACTGTTTCTTCCCATTGTCCTTTTTCAAAAGTTCCCCCATTTTCAGTTACAAATTTCACATAATAATTATCAACATTACTAGTAGTGTCACCTTTAATTTCTACAACCATTCCATTAGGTGAAATTACAGGTAAATCTGTAAATCTTTGAACAGAATCTTTTACAACTGTTATTTGTGAATTACCTTGAGTATCTGAAGCGGTTATAGAAAAATCAGTATTATCTGTTTTCTTTATATGTAATACAGGACCATTTTGTACAATTGTAAAACCTGATAATCCACTATCTAAAGTAGTTTTTATTGAACCAGCTACGGTTGATGTACTGAGAGGATCGTCACTTGCAGTGTTTTTTGTGGCAGTTACACCATCTACAGTTACTGTATAAGTAGTCTTATCTGATACTTGATTAAAAAATACAATAGCTTGTGTTATATCTCCTGGTGTTACTAATGGTTCATATTCAGTTTTAACATCAGTGTTTACAATAAATGTAAAATCTGCAATATTCATTGTTTTTATTTTGTCTTGAGCTACAAGAGGTTGCCCTGAGACAAAACTAGGATTAAATAAATATTGTCCTGTTGTCATTGAATCGAATCCCGACATACTTTGCGTTGTTATATCTGGACGATGAACTTTCTTTTCATTTCCATCAAAATCAAATACTCTAATATCAGCACCATATATTGTTTGACTTAACGCATCAGTTCTGCTTTGTTGTGTGGCTGGTATCATGACCACATAATTTTCAGTTACACTTTTATTAATTACAAATACACGAGCTTTTGTCTCTTCACTGTTCACGCCACCTTCAGTAGTAGTAGTCATAGTAGCTTCTGTTAATAATTGAGCTACAAATTCGCTACCTGGCCTTTTTGTTAAACCTAAAACAGGTTCACTATTTGCATTGTCTTGTATTTCTGCATGATCTAATCTCTTTAAAGCATCAGAGGATTGTGAAAGACCTCTTAATAAAGTAGGAATTGATCTGGAAATAAGAGCCATTACTATCTAATTAATACGTTTGCTGGTGAATAGGTATCAAAGACACTTGTTAAAGAAGGATCTCCTCTAAGAATGTTATGATCTCCATTAGCTAAATCTGTTTCCATTAGTATAGATCTTGCTCTTGTTTCATCTTGTTCTGTATATGCTCTTAAGGTTCGATCTCCTACTAATCTATCAATAAAAACTCTTGCAGCTTTTATAGTTATATATCTTCTTGCAGGTTCTGGTATCTCATCAAAGGTTCTAAAGTAAACCACAGTACAGATAAGATCTTCATCAAATTCATACTTATTATTTAACCTGTCATATAGTTTCAAACCACGTTGTATTGCATCAATAGTTGTGTGTTGATGAATATTAGGGTCAACTCTTAAAACGTCTGTAGAGAGAGCTACATGATTAGATCCATCTCTTGTAAGAGTGACATCTATTTCAGTATTAAAAGACCAGCCTTCTGATTGAACTTCTTTGTTTACTTCAGTAAGAGTTGATTGTGCTAGACGAGCATCAACAGGAAGAGTACCTGTAAGATTGTTAACAGGAGCTTCTCCTATAGCAGCTAACATAATGTTAATGCTTTCTAGTTCAGTGGTTGCAGCTACAGTCATGGTTTAGTACTTTTTAATTTTAAGTGAGTCTCTTCCTTTCATCTTCTTTTTTTTCTTTGATCCGTAAGCCATAGTGTCCTCCTTTTAAAAAAATAGATTATTTAATTTTAAGTGTACTTCTATAATCTTGTAGTGCTTTTACTTGCTGTTTCTTAAATCGTTCTTCCATTCGTTTTTCCATTTCCTTTTTTCTTCTCTCTCTCATTTTTTTCTCACGTTGTTTTTTTAATAGATCTTGAAATGCTTTTTGCATTTGTGATTTAGTAATAGCCATAGTTTTGGTTTGAGAAAAGAGTACCCATTGCTGAGTACCCTTTTATGTAAGTTAAGAAGCAGCAAGCTTGATTGTAGCTGCACATTCTGGTCTTAGGATTCCATGACCTAACGCATACTTAGCAACCATTAAGGTTCCTTGATACATTATGCCATAATCTGAACCAGAGATCTCAGTAGTCATATCCATAAGCTTTACAGTACCAACTGCTGATTTATGGAAGACAAGACCAAGAGTTTTACTATCGTCACCTGAGTAGGTATTATTGGCCCCACTTGGGTTAGATCCTACGTTTGACTGAGGTACGTTGTTACTCATCATTACTGGAATACCAGCGACTTGTTGTACACGACCTGAAGCAAATGAACCATTGCCACCTGGGTTGAAGTCAACATCTACTGTTCTTGTAGCTGATTCAGCTAACTTGTAGTACTCAGCAGGTGGTAAAACACAGAAACGATCTGTTGGAGGAATGTCTCTTTCATCCATTGTCTGTGCAATGTCATAGATAGCACCAGCCAGCTCGTCACCTGATACAGCAGCAGAAGTTGTATTACCAGAAGCTAAAGTAGCTGTGATACCACCACTTCCACCTGTAAGTGTTGTTGAAGCTCTTGAAGCATTAGCGATAACTTTAGCTACGTTCTGGTCATAGGTCTTAGCAAGTGCCTTACCTAATTCATCAGCGTAAGTTGCCCTTACGTCGTAATGATTCTTAAGTTCGTCTAAGTTTGAGACAAATGCTTGTGAAATAAGTAGATCATCAATAGAAATAATCTTTTCATTTGCCAAGATCTGGTTAGCACCAACTAATGGTGTTCCTGGTGTGTGATATGCAGCAGTTGCAGCACCTGTAACAGGGAACTGTGCTGATTTACCAG